TATTTGTACCACTTGGTGTATAAAATGCGTTTTTATATTTATTAGCCATTAAGTATTACTCCCACCTTTAAACCATGTGTACTGTTCACTTTCTTCTTTTAGTTGTTGTAAGTATGTAGAATTTAATTGATCTATAACAGATTGAAGAGATCTGTTAATTTGTTTTTGTGTAGATACATCGTATTCTTGTTTTGGTTCTGGTATTCTTACTACTATCTTAGACATTATCTTCTACCATCCGGTTGTAAATCTAAACGTAATGTACCAAATCTCCATGATTCTGATACGGCATCGTTCTCTATTTTTAAATTAACAAAACGTCCTCTTGCTCTTGTATCTTTTTTCTGTGTTGTTGCAGTGATTGTAAAAGGACTTAGTGCTGCTTGTGTATTTGAATCAGAATCTTGCGGGTATCTTTTTACTTTTAATGTAACTTTTGCATTACCTGCTATTGTTTTAAAATCAGGTACAAATCTTCTCATAGCTAAAAATACTTCACCTGCAACTTTTGGACCAGTAGCTTGACCTGTTGCTGTTCTTTGCCTTTGTTCTAAATCTATATCAAACGATTTTATAAACGATGTGACTGTGGTTGTTGTACCATCAGGATTTACTTGATCTGTTCCAACCTCATGTTCAAATAATACTGTTTGACCTAAACCAGATTCACCAACTACAGTTGGAAAACTTCCTGATTCTGATGCATTAAATTTAGTTGCAGATGGTTTTGGATATATAGTTGCATCGATCCATGATGTTCTTGCTTCTGTTCCTGTGTACCAAACACCTTCTCTACCAGACTCACCATAATTAAATACAACATACTTGTCGTTGTATTCTGAACCTGAAGAAGGATAATACCAAACAACTTCTGTAAATAAATTATTTAATCCTGCTGCAACTTGTTGTCCTTTTGTAGTATCAATACTATCATAAACAAAATCTTCAACACTACATGGTAAAGATTTAACTGTACCATCATACATAAAGAAACCTTTTGGACTCATCCAAAATGCATTACCATCAATTTCTACGACTGCATTCTTACCAATCAATCCACAGTTTGTACCAACTTGTTCAAAGCCAAATGTAAAAGGTGCACCAACAAACTTCATTGTATACAATGCATTGTCAGTCCATATCAATATTGTTTCTTTTGCTTTTATAGCACCCATAATTTTTGTACCATCTTGTAATCTAAAATCACCGGCAGTGTTAACTGCAGTCGGTGCAAAACTATTTATATTTTCTTGGTCCGAGAACCTTACAAACATATCATCTTGTGTTGTAGAATCTGCAATAGTTGTTTCTGTTCCAAAGTGTACTAAGTGTCTTGTTGTTGGTGATACCATTGTTAATCTTGATGCTGTTGGATTATTGGTAGTTGAAAAACCTGTTGTACCAGTAGAAGCTCTTGTAGTTAATCTTGCAGCATCACCTGCGTTCCAAGTAAATGTTTTACCATTTGCAATAGTTGCAATTAATACTTCACCAAAGTTATCTAAAGACCATAACCCCGGTTCAAGAACTACGTCATCTGCTGATGAAGCTGTACCCCAAGTGCTAGATCCCCATGTATCTGTACCCCAACCATAACCATACGATTGTGCTGCAGGACCTACTGTTTCATAAGGTGTAACTGTAACACTGCCTCCTGGACCTGCATTACCGGTAGCATTACTGGTTTGTGTTATTTTAAAACTGTTTGCATTTGTAACAGATGTTACTTGAAATAGTTTATCATCAAAGTCAGATGCAGAATAACCGGTACCACCTGGTAAAGTTGTTGAAGATAATAAAACAATATCACCTGCTTTTAATCCATGTGAAGTTTTTGTAATTGTAACTTCAGCAGATCCAGAAACAGTTGTTATAGTACAAGAAGTTAAGGCTGCTGCTAAAGGAGTAACATCATAGAACTGACCTTCAAAATATATAATCAAGAATTTATCTGTACCGATTGCGATATATCTATTACCATCTAAATCAACGAAAGCGTGTTGTTGTCTTGCAACACCTACTAAAGAATCTGTTACTAAAGAAGACCAGCCACCAACTTTTTCTGGTAAACCATATCTAAATCTAACATTATCAGAATCAACCCATCTTGATTCTGCACCCACTTCAGTGTCTTGTTTATCGATTCCTGGTTTGAATTTAAATTCAATAAGAGCCATGGTCCGTGCTCCTATATCTTATCTTTATAGACCCAGCCTCTAGTTGCATTAACATACACCAAAGTAAAAGCTGAAGCATTTGTTGAAACAACTAAGTCAGAAGCAGCTCCATTAATATTAGATCCGTTTCTTCCAACTGTTAAGTTGTTAGATGCAAGGTTATTACCACTATCTATAAATGTAACTTCATTACCTATACTTGGAGAAGCTGGTAAGTTTATTGTTATAGCAGTACCTATTCCACCTCCTGATGTATCAATTAATACTTGGTCTCCATTAACCGTAGTGTAAGTGGCACTAGGTGTATAATAACCTTTAGTGATAGGACCTGCGTTTATATTTGTGCCATCAGAATATAATACTATTTTAGCACCTATAGGTATTGCAACTCCTGTACCTGATACTGTTTTTACAGTTAATGTGTAATTAGATGAAGATCTAGCTGTTGCATCTTCTACAATAAATACTCTTTCAGCAGAGTCTGGCATTGTAACTGTTCTGTTTGCAGTTAATGTACCTGTAAATTTAAAGTATAAATTCTTACCATTTGATGTTGCACCATTAGATAAACTAAGAGCTAAATCTGCTGCTCCTATATTTGCTGTATGATATCCTGATGCTGCTTGTTCTAAAATCTGTAGGTTTGTATTAGTAATTGTACCCCATGTACCGGACTTTTCACCGGTTGTCATTAGTTCTAATTTTATATCACTTGAATAACTTGATGCCATATTTCTCCTTATGGGTTAAGTGGATCAATAGGTATCCACGTTCCCGATGCGTTTGGATCGATTGGCGTCCATATTACCACAAAAGGACTGCCAGTTGCAACACTAATTTGACTACCTGTAACAGGATAAACTGATGCTGTAGTTGTGTTCCCTACACTTATTGTAGTTTGATTTCCTGTAACACCAACTACATTACCAAATGTACCTAGTCCTGCAAAAGCGTCACCTGCAAATGTTGTTGCTCCAAAAAACATTAACTACCTTTTCCTGTTTGTACCGGTACCCATACCTGTGTTGCTCCAGGTAAAATACCATCCCATTTTCTTATTAATACATCACTTGTATCTAATGATAAAGAACTTCCTGTAGGTAGAGCTGTTGCGGCAGCTGTAATTGTTACAGTTCCTGTAGCTAAACTTGCTTGATTTCCTGTAACAGATATTGTTGCATTTGCTTTAGTTGTAGCATTTCCTACAGTTAGAGTAACATTACTTCCTGTAACTGCAAAGTTTGCAGCTCCAGATATAGTAACTGTTCCTGTTGATGTTGTAACCGCTGATCCGTTAGGCAAGATTGTTGCCGCAGCAGTTGTGGTTACATTACCAACAGATGTTGTAAATTGATTTCCTGTAACAGCAGCTGTGATATTTACTTTACTTTGAGCTGTTCCTGTTGCAAGTGTAACACCGGATCCAGTTAATGCTGTAACTGCATTTGCAACAATAGTTGGATTACCTGTTGTAATTGTTACTTGATTACCGGTTACTGAAACGTTAGCCGCTGCAGTAACAGTTACATTACCGATTGTGAAAGTTAGATTACTTCCTGTAGCAGCTACATTGGCATTTCCTGTAACGCTTACGGTTCCTGTTCCAAGAGTAAATGGATTACCAGTTATAGGAACATTTGCACCTGCTGTTGTAATAACAGTACCATTTGCTAGTGCAAAAGAATTACCTGTAACTGCTGTATTTGCACCAGCAGTTGTAGTAACGTTTCCAACGTTAGTTGTTAGTTGACTACCTGTTAAAACGGCTAAAGCGTTTGGTGTGAAATCAGAGGCAAAAGCTCGCTCTGAAAAAGCCTGCGCACCAAAGAACATGGTTACGCTCCTGGATCGATGATGTTACTCTTTAGGATAAATTGGTTCATGGTTTTTATTGTTTAACCTCAAATATTGTCATTCCAATAGAAGAACCATCATGTGCAAATCTTACTTCATTTCCATTATTACTTTTAAAATATGGTTGAAATGTATATGTATCTGTTGTTGTTGTAGTGATTGAAGAAGAATTAATCTGAGGTGAATATCTATTGTGACCAACATTAACATATCCCATATGAAAATTACTTGCTGAAGGCATTGATGCAAAAGCACCACTACCAGTTTTATAATACATTTTACTGTGCATAACAGCTGAATTTCCATTTGCATCTGCCATTGAACAACTATAATTTATAATTAATAAACTACCAACAACAGTTGGAGTAATAGCTTGTGAAATACCACTTGCAGTAAAACTTGTTGAAGTTGTACTTAATTGACCATCTTGGTTAGCGATATATTTATTTACAACTTGCAAAACACTTCCAGTAGGAAAATTACTGGACGTAATTGCCCCGCTAATCGCATTCGCTCCACCTAATCTTGTTATCGCCACTTATATTACTCCTTTGGATATTTAGTCTTAACTGCATTCAAAGCTGTAAAGAATCCGCCACTTGTAGTTAGTGTACCATTATTAATGTCATGATACAATTTATCTAACTGTTCACCAAGTTCTGGGTATTCTGCAGCTCTATCTCTTTGATACTGTTTAGCATCATAGTCTGCTTGCAGTTCTGCTTGTTTAGCAGATACTTGAGCCCATGTCCATGGTTGAGTGTCGGAAAATATAGCAGAGCCATTTTCGTCAGCTCCTGTTACATACTTTACTTGTGCCTGATACTCAGCTTCGTTTGATGGCGAACCATTGATCACGAATTGAGCATCTTGGTCAAGACCTTGTATTGCTTTTGCTATGTCTATCATATTTTCCTCCTTAATTTTATGGTAAAATCTCCATTACAGTTATTGTTGATGCTGTTCTTGCTTGGTATATATTTGCACCATCTGTATTTGCTTCAGTTCTATTTACATAAATATTCACACTTTTACCTACTTGTACTTTATAAGTAGTTGCAGATGTTGTTGATGGTGAATCAAGAAATGAAGCTGTAAGAGTACTTGCAGAATTTGTACTTGCTATATATGGAGTCATTCCTGTTATTTGTAATCTTGAACCAGCAGAATCTCCGATACAAATTGGAGTACTTCCTCTTACTAACTGATAACCAGCACCAGAAACAGTATCTTGTCCAGCAATAGTTAAACTTAAAAGTATTAAAATTTTAGATGATGTTGATGATGGAGTTATTGATGCAGATAATCCTGTTACATCAGTAAAAGAATGTGAAAATATTGTAAATGAATCTGTTTTAGTAGTTGAAACAACTTGCAAAACACTTCCAGTAGGTAAAGCTAATTTATTTAAAGTTATAAGTGCCACAATTAATTTCTCCTATCCAGCTATTTCCATTAAAACCATTGTTGATACAGAGCCATCTGTATTTGCCTCTACTTGACCACCACCACCTACTCTTTTAAATCTTGTACTATAAGTTACTGCAGAAGTTGTGTTTGGACTATCAAGATAAGTAAAAGGTGCAGTAATATAATTATGGTCACTTGTATTTGTAAATGTAGCATTTCTATGTTGTCTAATTAATTCAGTTGAATCTCTAAAAATAAAATAATCACCATAAGCACTAGAAAAATTATTTTTGGCAATAGATTGTGATGCAGTTAAAAATATTTTAGATGATGTTGAGCTTGGTGTAATAGTTGCTTCTAATCCTGTTGAAATAATAGAGCTTGATGTAGAAACTGTCTCTGTATTATAAGAACTAAATACAACTTGCAACACAGCACCAGTACCTAACTTAGTTGTAGCAATAGCAGCAGATGAATTTATCTTTGCATTAGTAATTTCACCATCATTAATTTTTGCAGCAGTCACAGCAGATGATGCTAACTGTGATGTTCCAACTGAACCAGCACTAGGAGTTTGTAAAGTAATTCCTCTTTCAGCAATAATAAAGTCTATGCTATCAGACGAAGTTAAAGCACTAGAAAAAGTAAGCGTTGAGCCAGAAACAGTATAAGAACTTATTGGTGCTTGTATAACACCATTCAAAGATACAGTTAAACTTTCAGCACTACTTGGTACAAAATTAACTGAATTTAATTGTAAGGTATAACTAGCAGTAGCACTAGCAGTTAAGCTATCAAGCACTACTCTATCTGATAAGTTTTCA